GCAATAAGATTGTCAGAGCTAGGTATTAGATACTATAAAGCTAAATATGAATTGTTAAAGTATATGCAAAATGGAAAATGAAAACGCCGATTTAAACCCCATACCTAACAACAAGAAGTTTGGGAAAGATCAGGGGCAACCATCACCACAAGCCAAGAGTGAAGGGTGGCAGAGAAGGCGAGAAAGGGAAAGGTTATGGGCAGAGCTATTAAATACAGCAGGAAGCAGTTATAGTGAAGCACAGAAGTTTGCAGAAAAGGTAAAAGCCCACCCAGAAAAATACACTTTATCGCAGGTAATGATGGCAAAGCTATTAAGCAATGAAAAATACTTCAATCAGTATTTAGACAGGGTATTAGGCAAGCCACAACAAGATATTAAATTAGACGCAAACTTTAGTGTAGAGGACGCAAGGGAATATTTTAAAAATGTTAAAAGAGATATCAATTCCAAGCTACTTGCAAATAAAGAACAAGGAGGGGAAAAAGACAATCTTCCTACCTAACAGAGCACAGATTGATTTTGTTAAGAATAGAACGGGGCGAGATATAATCTTAAAAGCAAGACAGCTTGGCTTCACAACCTTACTGCAATTGTTAAAGCTAGATCGTATATTATGCGAGGACGGCATTACAGTTGCTACAATAGCTCACAGATCAAACAAGACTAATGATATATTCCAGATCGCCAAGTATGCTTGGGACAACTTGCCCGACAGTATCAAACAATCTTTTCAGGCTAAATACGACAATGTAAGAGAACTATATCTAGCTTCAACTGCAAGCAGGTATTTTGTGGACTTAGATGTTAGGTCAATGACGGTGCAAGATCTCCATATATCAGAAATGGCATTTATTGATAATGTCGAAGAATTGTTAGCGTCATCATTAGAAGCAGTTCCTAAAGATGGCAATATCACGATTGAGACAACGGCTAACGGGCTTAACAAGTTCTATGATCTATGGACAGAGGCAGTTCAGGGCAAGAACGAGTTTAAACCTCATTTTTACAATTGGACTTGGGACGATACATATCAAGAACAAGCACCAAAGGACAGCGAGTGGAAAGAGGAATACAAAACATTAGCTAGGGACTACGATTTAATACTAGATATTCAGCCCCGATTTGATCTAAGCGACAATCAATTTTATTGGTATTACTTAAAAGCCCGTAGGTTAAGAAATATCGTTAAGCAGGAATACCCAACAATTGCAGAGGAAGCGTTTATGTCGTCATCTAAAAGCGTATTTGAATTGTTTAAAGTATCGCAGATTGTGCCCGAAAGACCGATTGAGGTATTTAAAGGCGTAGAGATATACAAGAAGCCAGAAGCAGGGCACAGGTATATTATCGGGTGCGATACAGCAGAGGGCACGGGTGGTGATAGCACGGCGATTGAAGTTTGGGACTTCACTAATGATGTTAAAGAGGAAGTAGCGAGCTTCTTAGACAATACGATAAGACCAGATCAAACTGCTTATTTAATGGTAGAGCTCGGCAAGCTATACAATGACGCTTATTTGATACCAGAAAGAAACAGCTCTGGTTTAACTACGGTGCTTAAATTGCAGGAAATGAATTATCAAAAAATGTTCGTTAATAGGCAGATAGATACTAGAACGCAAAGATCTAAAAACGAATACGGGTGGAGAACGCAGGGCTCAAATAGAGATGTGATGATTGATGATTTTATAGAGTTATTTGAGAATAACAAGCTAATAATAAGATCTTCTTTCATAGTTAATCAGCTTAAAACTTTTGTTAGGCTACCCAATGGCAAAAGACAGCACGACGAGGGCTATCACGACGACAGTTTGTTCGCTTCTTTTCTAGCTGTGCAGGGTGCTAAGTATCATAGAGAGATAGAAATATTATCTCGCAGGAAGTTTGGTATTTGACACTACTTAGCAAAACAAATTAGAATTATAGTTATATACTTCATTGAGGGTTTTCTAAATGTTCACAATACCAAAAGGCTCACCACTAACTAAGGAAATGATTAAAAGTGCAATAGATTTTAACGAACTTAGCAGGGAGGGCTACGATTTAATGGAAAGATATTATCTAGGACAGCACGATATCTTGGAAAGGGTAAGATCGCTTACTTTAAAGAATAACAAGGTGGTAGTTAATCACGCTAAATACATAACAGATATCAACGTCGGCTATCTATTAGGAAACCCAATTGAATATCAGGCAAACGAGCAATACAATATAGAGCCGATACTAGACGAATACAAACAGCAAACAATATCAGACTTAGATCACGAAATTGCAAAAGATGTTTCTGTCTTTGGCAGGCAATATGAGCTGGTATATAACGTGGACAATATGGTGCGATCTGCAAACATAGATGTCAGAAATTGCATACTTGTATATGATGACACCGTTCAGCACGAAAAGATGTTTGGAATAATCTACAAAAGAGGTGAGAAGAAGGACACCTTTGACGCAATAACAGTATATGATAATAACTTCAAATATGATTGTGCAGTAGGGGGCAAAATATCAGTAGGCGAGGGCGAGCCCCACGCCTTTGGCAAAGTTCCAATTGTAGAGTATAGAAATAATAGTGATCTGCAAGGCGACTTTAAGCAAGTATTACCGCTAATAGACGCATACAATTTATTACAATCAGACAGAATAAATGATAAAGAGCAATTGGTGGACGCAATATTGGTGCTTTACGGCTTCACAATGACAGGCGAACAAGCAGATCAATTAATGAACGAAAGAATACTAGGCAATCTACCATTAGACGCTAAAGCAGAGTATTTAATCAAGACGCTAAATGAGGCAGATACAGATACTTTAAGGCAGGTATTAGAGCAAGACATACACAAAATTAGTATGACGCCCAATATGTCCGACGAGAACTTCGTTGGCAATTCAAGTGGCGTTGCTATTAGATACAAACTGCTTGCTTTTGAGCAATCAATCAAGAACAAGGAAAGATATTTTGAAAAGGGTTTAATGCAAAGATTTGAGCTATACAATAACTATCTAAAGAGCATTAACAAAATGCAGATAGTTCCGACATACGAAGTGGACGCTATATTTAAGCGTAACCTACCACAGAACGACTACGAAACTAGCCAGATGATACTAAACCTTGACCGTATCATAGATAGAGAAACCTTGATTGGGCAATTATCATTTATTAAGAACGCAAAGGAAGTAATAGAAGCAAACGAGCTTGAAGAACAGGAAAACTTAAATATTGGGGCGGGGGAATACGGGACAAACAGCCCCTTAACTAATTTATTAAAACCTATCAATGAGAACGATCAGGGTTAAACGAGGCGATAGCACAAATTGTGAGGTAACATTTACAAACGCAGATGATAGCCCATTGGACTTAACAGGTGGCACGTTATCTGTATTGTAGGGTCGCAGTTAATTTAATATTAATTAGTGCCAATGAGTGCGACTACTGATAACACTAAGGCAATTATCGAGCTTACGGAAAGAGTAGCAGAATTATCAACAAAATGCGAAGTTCTAACCGAAAGGCTAAAAATGATGGAAAAGATAAATTACGGCATAATTGCCTTGATATTAAGTGCCGTCTTCACAGCACTCTTGAAAGTAATAGGACTATGAAAAAGATATTAGATGCGTTTAGTTTTTTTGTTTTGCTTTTGGCGTTTGTCATAATGATTTATTATGCTTATATGTCTTTTTTTCCATTTGAAATTATTAGATATACAAATCAAGATCAAGAGGGCGTTGGCATTTATCAAATATTAACACCTACCGTTAAGCGTGGTGAAAGCATAAGATATATATCAGATTTTGAAAAGTTAATGGACATTGGGGGTGAGATGTCTTGTTATTTCCAAGACGGGTTAATTCATCAATTGCCAGATAGATCGAACAATAACCCCGTTGGCTACCATTACGAAGTAAGATCAATCGAAGTTCCGTTATCACTTAACCCCGGAGAATATATTTACACTTGCACGGTGCGATACAAACTAACAATGGGGCGGGTTATAGATTATACATTTAAAACAGAGCCGTTTATTGTAGAATAATGAGCTATTGGAAAGACAGATCACTACAAAAGCTAACAGAGGCAGAGCAATACTCGCTTGGCGCCCAGAAGCAGATCGCACTACTTTTAAAAGAAGCTAAAAAGAAAGTAGATAGGCAGATCAATGAAGTATATCTAGCATATTCAAATAAAACAGGCCTAGCAGTAGATGAGCTTGCAATGGTTTTAAACCATACGGAAAGAGCAAACTTTGTATTAGCTATAAAAGCCAAAATGCAAGAGTTGGCTATTAACTTTAAAGATGTATATCACGAGGGTTATTTAGCGAGGTTAAGCAGGCTTGACGCTTTACGGGAACAAATCTATTGGGAGATGGTAAAACTTGCCCCCAAAGAGATAGCTATAATGGAGGAAACATTTTCAAGGGTAGCAAGGCAGAACTACAATGATTTGGGCTTAGAGTTTAAAAGGTTTAATATTCCTGTCAGTTTTAGTCAGGTAGATACGAATATCATAGAGCAAGTATTATCTCGGAAGTGGTATGGCAGTAATTTCTCGACAAGGGTATGGAAAAACACCGAAGAACTAGCGAGGAATATATGGCTAAAGATCGGTGGTGCTTTAAGTGTAGGGCAAAGTTATCAAAAAACAATGCGAGATATCAGGGGGGAATTTAGGGTAGAAACATATCAAGCAATGCGATTAGTTAGAACAGAAACTAACTTCATATTAAACCAAAGCACTTTAGCAAGGTATAAAAGCGTCGGCATTAGGTATTATCAGTATTTGGCAGATTTAGAGGGCAATATATGTTCTGTTTGTAGGGACTTAAACGGAAGCGTGCATAAAGTTAATGAGGCAATGACGGGGGACAATTACCCCCCAATACACCCTAATTGCAGGTGCACAACGGTAGCATTATTTGAGGAAGACAAACTAGATCTTGAAAAGATAAAAGAAAGCGAGGGTAAGATAAGGGGCGTAGCAGAAGATCTTGACTTTATAACAGCAAGACCCAATAAAAACAGTAGGCATATTTATTATTTCCCTAAAGACGCAACGGCACAGGAGATCACAGAGGAATTGGGCACAGATTGGGTCAGTAAGTTCGTAAGTAACCCTAATAATTGACTATAACTAAACAAAGTTGTTAGTATTATAGTAATACTCGACGGAGGTTAAACGGCTAATTTTATCTTCTAAAACAATGGAGGAAAACCAAAACCTTGACGCTAATACCTCTGAGGCGTCGGAAAAGGGCAATCAAGAGGGCGAAAAGACTTTTACCCAAGAAGAACTAAACAAGGTGTTAAGCGAAAGATTAGCACACGAAAAAAGAAAGTTCGAAAAGGAACTGGCAGAGAAAATAGCTAAAGAAAAGGCAGAAGCCGAGAGATTAGCAAAACTATCTGCAGAAGAAAAAGAAAAAGAGCTCACAAGTAAACAATTGGAGGAATTAAGGCTAAAGGAAAAAGAGGTAACAATTCGAGAGAACAAACTTGAAGCGATATCAGCTTTTGACGAAGCCAAAATACCGATTAAGCTAGTTGATTTTGTTGTGGACGCAGACGCCGAGAAAATGAGAGAGAAGATCAATTCTCTAAAAGAAACTTGGCAAAACGCAATAAGCGACGAAGTAGCTAGACAATTAAAAGGCACAGCCCCCAAAGACATTACTGATAATGAGCAATCTAAAAGGGTAAAAGTCAAAACAGCATTTTAATTAAAAGTTAAACAATTTTTAGAAATGGCAAAAACAGATACACTAAGCCTTTATCTGTCCAATGGCTCAACAAAGGACAAATTGGCTGAGGCTTACGCTGAAGTTGTTGATATGGTGCAGAAAGGTGCTATTTCACAGCAAATCAAAAATACTGCATTATCAGGCGACCCCGAGAGTGGAAGCGTTGAAGTAAGAAGGTTAATGACCTCTGCTTCACAAGCATACGGCACAGCTAGAAAAGCAGGTGCAGGGGACGCAGTCAAGAATAATGGCGTAACCGTAAACTTAAACCAAGATAAAGAAATCGTCGAGGAAGTGGCTCAAAAAGATCTACTTTTCTATGGCGTGGACGGCATTTTGGAAAGCAGGAAAGTTAATCACGAAAAGGCAATGATTAGAGAGCTCGATAGTGCTTTCTTTACCGAAGCCGAAAGTGCAGGAACAGAAGTAACAGTTACCGAAAGCACCTTAGTAGGACAGCTAGAGGAACTTATTCAGGCAGTAGAAACAGTCAAAAACGACAATGTAGATGGCGTTGATAGAGATATGTTAGTTTTAACATTGACCCCAGCCACCTATGGTGCATTGAGGAATTACATTGATACTTTACCTAACCCTGTTGATGGGGGCGTAGATGTCAAGATGTTCCACGACGTAAGAGTATTCTCAAATACCAGACAAACAGAGGACGCAATCTGTATGGCGGTTGGTGCAATTGCACAGCCCGTAGTTGCGAAACCTTATGAGGCAGAGAGAATTCCTTTAAGCAATGATTATGCAATCGAGCTTTACTATTCCTTTGGAACAAAAGCCGTTATGCCCGATTTAATTGCTTATGCAGATGTTGGAACTGTCGTTGTTTCAGCTTAATTTTGAAAATTAAACGAAATGGACGAGATCTCTACTTCAATTAAAGATTATGCTTTAACTATTGATACTACGTTAGACGAAGATGACGAATTGTTAGATTTCGTTGTAGAAAGCGTTATTGATCGAGCATTGATCTATACAAACAGATATCAGCTAGTCGAAGATTACGAGGAGGACAATACTAATACCTCACCCATACCGACCCAATTGGAAAGGGTATTAGCCGAAGTTGTAATTAGGACTTATAGAACAATTGCCGAGAGAAACGAAGCCGATAATTATGCCGTAAAGTCAATAAAGGACAACGGGCAAGAGGTAACGTATTCAGATCAATTAAAGAGCTATCTTAACGGAAGTAGAGATACCGACATTTTTGTCGGTGCAGAGGAAACTTTAAAGCGTTTTAGATTACCAGACATAATTGAACATACCAAACAGTTTTAAAAATCAAATAGCCAACACCTTTTACGATAAAGAGATCACTCTTTATACAACGGAGGAAGTTGTGGACGGAGATGGCTGGGCAAGGCAAGAGGCAACTGAGGGCGAAAGCATTTCAGCTAACATCAGCTTTGCAAAGCTAGACGAGGTCAAGCAGGAATACGGCATAACAACTGATATTTCTGCCACTATTACTACCGACCAAAATATCGCTAGGGGAACTGTTTTAAAGTATGGAGATCAGTTAATGAGGGTGATTAGGGCTATCGCTTTTGATAGCCATTACTTTTTAATCTGTGAGAATTGGTCATCAAAGTCCTCAACCTTGCCAAGTGTTTAGGCAAGATAGAACAAATTGCGTTACTTGATCTGACGGAAGTAATGAAAAGATCAGCCGAAAAGATAGTAACGAGTGCTAAGGAGAAAGCCCCCGTTGATACAGGTGCTTTACAAGCTAGCATAACCCACAAAGGGTTAGATGGCAGTTATAGGCAAGGTGCAATAGTTTTTACACCTACTGAATACGCCCTATACCAAGAATTCGGCACAGTTAAAATGAAAGCACACCCTTTTATGCGACCAGCTTTTGAGGAAAACAAAACGCTTATAGAGAACGACATCAAAAACTTTGTTTCAAATCGTTTAAGAATTATTGCAAAATGAACGAGCCAAAAGAGGAAATCTATACAATATTAAGCGATCTTGGTTATACTGTTTACCAGAGGCGTCCAGAGGTAATTTCAAGTATGCCTTGTATTACTTTCTATATCGCTGATAACAGAATATTACCAACGCTTGATAAAGATATAGCCTACCAACAAATCGTTGCAATGATTGATATTTGGTCAAATACATCGGCCGAAAGTGGCGAGATACTACTTGCGATTGAAAGTGCAATGCGAGGTAATAACTATATTATGGACTTCTGTGCAGACATAGAAGACCCAGATGGTTATTCCCATATCTCAACAAGATTTAATTTAGTAGGTTAATAAGATGTCAGCAGTAAAATCACTTGGCACAACTTTAACGCTAGACCCTGACGGAAATAACACTCTAATAGCCGATTTAACCTCTATTGGTGAGATAGGGGTAGAAAGCGACGAAATAGATGTAACTACTCTCGATAGTGATAGTGGTTACAAGGAATTCATAGCAGGGTTTAAGGACGCTGGGGAAGTTGCATTAGCAGGAATTATCAAAACAGAGAGCAATATGGAAGATATGCTTGAATTAGCAGAGGCTCAAACTGTTTCTGATTGGGTAATAACTTTTACCACAGGCTCAACTTGGAAATTTCAGGGCTTTGTAAAAAGCTGGAAAGAAGCCGAGAGCACAATCGACGGGGTAAGAGGGTTTACAGGCTCTATCAGAATTTCTGGTGCACCAACCTATACGGCAGTTACACCTAGTGCCTAACTTTAGCATTGCTTAGGGTGCTGAAATATCAGCACTCTAGGCAACAAGTTTTTATTTTTTATGGGTCAATTATGGAAGAAATTAACTTCACAGCAAAAGCAATTGCAGAGCTAGAGGAGATCAAGAAACGCCCTATAACAGATATAGTGGGCGAGATCTCAATGAGCAATACTGCTTTGTTTGTTCAAAAGGGGCTAAATTGTTCAGAAGAAGAAGCATTTAAGGCAATCGAATTATATTTAGAAAAGGGTGGCGATCTAATTTCTCTGTATTTGACTATTCTGGAAAAGTTGCAAAAAAAGGGTTTTTTACCCAAAGCCCTGAACATCAAACAGTTAAGGGCAAAAGTGGAAAATCTAAAAATTTAAGATTTTTCGGTGAGTATTGGGAAGAAGGAGAAGAGACGGCAATCTTGATTGGTTTAGATCTTAGGGCATATTGGGAAATGTGCCCAAAGCAATTTGAAAAATGTATCAAGGTTTACCAAGAAAAAGAGCAAATTGAAGCAAAAAAGATTGACGCACACTCTTTTAACTTGGGAAAATATATTAGTTATGCTTTTCACAGCCCGAAAAAATACCCTAAAAAACCTTTTTTAAGTAAAGAGGTAGCGATAAAGGAAATGACAAGCGAGGAAATGGAAAAGGTAGCAATGAAAATAACTAATAGATTAAAAAACAACAATGAGATTACAAGACCTTGAAATTCTGATAACAGCCAATACAGGCGAGTTAAAGAAAGAGCTTAGCAAAGTAACTGACGCTTTAGAGGGTTTACAGGGAACGACAAGTAGTGTATCTGACGCAGTTGGTAGCAGTTTAACATCTTCAATATTTCAAGCCCAGATCGCAACGCAAATATTAACGAGTGCATTAAAAACAGTCGGTAATGCTCTATTTAATGTTTTTCAGGGCTTGGTGCAGAACGGGTCAGAATTAGGTCGTATCAAGGTCGCTACTAACGTTGTAGCTCGAAATATGGGTATGACGGCAGATGAGGTGGACAAGCTAAGAGATAGCTTAGAGGAAGCAAATACTTTTGGTATTCAAGCAGAGGAAGTTATCAAAACACTAGCGTTATCGGGCTTAACAGAAATGGCAGATAGCGTAAAGGTATTAGACGCTAGAACGGGTGAGTATCAAGATGGCGTATCGGGTTTAGTTTTGGCAATGAAAGATCTTTCGGCAGGTGCTTTGGTAGATAGTGCAGATGGTATTGATAGAATAACGAGGTTTATTAGATCAGGAAATGTCAGCTATGTAGATAACATAATTGAAGTTGGAAATCTAACAGACGCTTACCAAGAATATGCTCAACAGATGGGCAAAACAGTTGGACAGATGTCAGCACAGGAAAAGGCTTTTGTTCGTATGAACATTGTAGTTGAGGAAGGGGAAAAGACCTTTGGTGCTTACGCTTCGACAATGCAATCGGCAGGGAAGTTGTTTCAATCTATACAAAAAAAATGGACGCAAATATCAGCTACGATAGGTGAAGCGTTATCGCCTATATGGGACACTTTCGCTAATGGGTTTTATCAATTAACAAGTGCAATATTTGAGGGCGTTCAGGGTGCTACTGAGGGCATAAGATCTTTTGCTTCTAAAGTGGCAGGTTACTTGATCGTATTGTTTAGAATTATTGGCACGCTACTTAGCAAGCTACCTTTAATCGGAGATAGGTTTAAAGATCTTGCCAACTTCACAATGAAGCCGATTAAAACTACAAAGGCATTAGACAAGGCAATAGATGGGTATGCAAATAGCACAGACAATGCAAACAAAAGCACAAAAGAACTTGAAAAGAGCTTAGCAGGGCTAGCAGGGTTTGACGAAATGAACGTGCTCAAATCTAATGAAGATACAGGGGCAGGTGGTGGTGCAGGTGGAATAGGAGATATTGGGGGTGGTATTGGGGGTGCAAGCGATTGGGGCTTAGATACAACTGATTGGACAAATGAAGCTAATTTATTGGCAGACGGGGTGTTCGGGGAATTCTCTAAACTAGCAGAAAGATTGAAAGCTATTTTTGGGGGAATTAAGAACGATTTTACTACAATGTTTAATTCACAGGGCGTTCAAGATCTACTGAATAGCGTTCTAGCTACATTTAATACAAACCTACCAAACATATTTAGTGCATTTACCAATTTAAAAAATTTATGGTCTTTAATGTGGTTTGATCTAACTAAAACAGGCGAGGTATATGCACCTTTAATCTTAGATAGTATTACTAAATTATTAAACAGTATCTGGACAGAGGCTTTTGACCCAGCAATCAAATTATTAACAACAATGTGGTCTGATTTTACAGGCTCGTTGGTGCAGATATGGGGCGAAGATGGGGAAAGTTTATTAGATAATCTTGGCAAATTTGTCAATGAGATTGTTTCCCTATTCCAAAGTATCTGGGACAATGTTATCGCCCCTATTGTTCAACCTTTCTTGGAAATGCTACAAAGATTATGGGACGACACTTTAAAGGGCGTTGTTGAGGAAGTGGTGCAGTTTGTAATGAAGCTAGTTGATACAGCTTTAACGATCTACAACAACTTTATATCTCCAATAGTCAAGGCGTTGCTAACAGTATTGAAGCCAGCTTTTGATTTTATCGGCAATGTGATATCAACGGCAGTTCAATTAGTGGTCAGCGTCGTAGGTGGTGCGATACAGGCAGTTGTGGGCTGGTTTAATGGGCTGTTAGATTTTATTAAGGGTGCATTTTCTGGCAATTGGGAACTAATGATGAAGGGGCTTTCAGATATGACAAGCTCGCTATTTAATGGAATAGTAAATATCGTCAAGGGAGTGATTAACAGCGTTATTGATATGTTAAATAGATTTACGGGCACAATTAACAGGGCAATAGATAAGATACCTAATGAAGTGTTCTCACTACTTGGAAGAAATAAGGCAGATGTAAAAATACCCACGATACCTAGATTAGCAGAGGGTGGAATTGTTAGCTCGCCTACTTTAGCAATGATCGGTGAAGCAGGAAAAGAAGCAGTTGTGCCTTTAGATAATAATGATTGGCTAAAAGAAATTGCTACACTTGCAGGAGATAAGGGCAATATCAATCTGACTATTAAAATAGGTGAGGACAAGATTTATGAGAAGTTTGTTGACTATATCAATGATGGCACAATGAGATCTAATTCAGCATTATTAAATATTTAAAATGGCAATACCATATCTGATTAAAATAGACGGGTCGAGCTTACCTAAATTAAAAGCGTTTAAGATCGGGAGAAATAAACTTTGGTCAGACGCTAACAGAAATATGAACGGAGATTTAAGGGCTTCATATATTGGTATGTTTCCAAAGATATTCTTAGCTTTTGCACCTACAACAACAACGGAAATGAGCACAATACTTACTTTGCTAGATCAGCCCGACTTTGATGTTAGCTGGTGGGACGAGCAATCAGACAAGATCACAACGGGGACATATTACGCAGGCGATTTTGAAATTCCTATGCTTAGATTAGATACAGAACTTTATGACGCTTTTGAGGTTAATTTAATACCTTTTAATTCATTGGGCTCTATGTCAGTATGATTACAGTATCGGCAGACTTTATAACTTCGGCTAAAAGTGCCACAAAGCAGATTAAGGCAAGAATAGTAAACGGAGATGATACGATTGCAGAAAGTGATGATCTTAAAAAGGTTAAATATACTGCTTCTGGGGAATTGTTAAGGGCTTCAATGAGGCAAATCGAGTTTGAGGTCTTTGGCTCGCACAATCTACTTGGGAATAATGTTTTTTTTGAATACGGCTTAGTGCTACCAGATACAAGCGTTGAATATATTAATCTGGGGTTATTTAAAGTAACCGAAGTGGAAACAGATAAAGCCACAGGCGTTACAAGGGCAAAGGGTTTTGACTTGATGTATGACGCCTTAATACCCTATGTATCAACGGCAACCTTTCCAATATCTCTTACTGATTTTTTAGACGATCTTTGCGACCAATTGGGCTGGACTTTGGCTACTAGCTCTTTCCCTAATGATGATCTTAGCTTAACAGAAGATATATTCGAGGGGCTTGGTATGAGCTACCGTGATGTATTAGATGATATTGCAGAAGCAACGGGGTCATTTATTTTCTTCAATCACGAAAACGAATTGGTAGTAAGGCAGATATCAGAGGACGTTGATGATAGTTTAACGGCTGACAACTTGATATCTTTGGAATTAAACAATAAATATGGTGAGGTAAATTCTGTGGTTTTAAGCCGTATGCCACAAGAAGACAATATCGCACAGCAAGATACGGAAAGTATATCTGAATATGGTTTAACTGAAATAAAAATAGTTAATAACTTGCCCACAGATAGCGATAGAGAAACATACATAGCAGATATATTTACAGCACTTGACGGAATAGAATATTACCCAGCAACCTACAAAACAGAGGGCTTGGGTTACTATGAGATAGGCGACAGAATAGAAGTTGAAGATCTAGCAGAAAATACCTACGAAACCATTGTAAACGAGATTATTTTAGAGGTAACGGGTGGGGTTAATGAGCAGATCAAGTCGTTTATTCCAACGCTAACATCTACGCCCTACCAATATGCTGGAATTATAGGGCAAACCATTAAAAATACAGAGATCATAGTTAATAAGCAGGAAGGGTATATTGAAAGTCTTGTAAGCTCCGTTGACGGGCTTTCGACTTCAGTTGCTCTTAATAGTTCAGAGATAACATCTATTGCATCAAGGGTTGATGTAACAGAAAGTGATATTAACTCTCTTGAAGATGATGTAACAACTTTAACTCAAACGGCAGATGCTCTTACTTTGCAGGTAGAAGGCATGGGAGGAAGCAACTTGATCTTAAACAGCGTTGGCTTGAAAGGGTCTTTGACCGAATGGCAATTATTTGATGAGGAAGGGGCTTTAATAGATAGCGATAATGACGGGACAATAATTCAAACATCTGAAATTAAAGAAAACAGCGAGAGTGGGTCAGCGATACAGATTACAGACGAGCAATATTTAGAGCAAACATTTAACACGATAATAGGGGAAACATATACTCTATACTTTAGATACAAGCAAACAGACAATTGTTATGTTTACATATCAGCAATATCTGAGATTGAACTAACGGGGGACGCTGACGAGTGGACGGTATTTAAGTATGATTTTGTAGCTACTGAGGGAACTACCACTTTGAGATACAGGTCGGTGGCTTCGGAAACTATAACGATAACAGACACGGTAGTTAAAAAGGGTGGGTGCACGGGGTGGCAACAAGCACCTAATGAAGTTTACGGCTCTAATTTTAGATTTGACAAAGATGGCTTTTCTATAACTTCACAAACTGATACTTTCAAGAGCACCTTAGACAATACTTCTCTCTCGGTTTACGATACTGCTGGGGGGACTGATAGAGTAATGATGGTTGTTAGTAAAGACGAAGGCAAGATTACACAATTTACAGCACAGGAACAATTAACTGTTCAGCGATATGATAATTCTGCAAGTGCATTGAGAATAATACCGACTGATACAGGAGCTATGTTTGTAATAAACGATTAAGTTAATTATTAAAAGTAATACAAATGGCATTAAGTGGAAGCGTATCTGGTAAGTTTTCAAATTGGGACACCTATAAGGGCTACCCCTTTATATCTTGGACAGCTACTCAGAGCATAGCTGGTAATTATTCTGATGTTACTGCTTACTTTTATTTTAACAGATCGTCTTACAATTATGGTTACAACTTTACAAACCATTCAAATACTACCAATGTTAATGGAACTACTAGCTACTCAGGGGACACCGACTTTGATCTAAGACCAGGCACGGGAGATTATTTACTAAGAACAATAACAGAGAGGGTATATCACAATTCAGATGGGTCAAAGAGCTT